GTCTTTGATTCCCCAAAGCGGGGTTGATAATGGGCGTGGCTCACCAAAGGATATCGTGGAGGATTCAAAGCCTGTCGATTTTTGGCGGCGACCAGTTGTCGATCAATCTAGGTTTCCTGAAGCCTCGAGGACAACTCCCTTTGACATTTTTGAGCCAAAGCTTAGAAAAAATCAAAGCCACCTTGTTGTGCGTAGAGTGGAGTTTGGTGCTATTAGCCCCCGCACAGAATTTTCACAAACTCTGCCAATGGGTGGGGGCGATTGGATTGCTAATGGACATCTGTTTAATGACAAAGAGACGTATGAAGTAGAAGTGGATATGCGTGAGTCTCTGGACAATAGCGTTGGTGAGAAAGTTTTTAAGCAGATTATTGACAAGACTTGCTGGGAACGGATCCCAGGCAGCGATTTGATTGTGTTGAGACTATTGAGTGGAGGTTGTAATGCTGATTTCACAAAATTCATCACACATCACAAGGTTGTTGGTGGTGAAGTTGTCAAATTGTATGCCCTGCCTGAAGCAGGGGGGCATAAACAAGAGTACATCACTTGCAGCTCCAAATTACATGGCCAAACCTGGTTTAATTTTCCAGGGACGGATATTGAGAAGTACATTGGACATCATTACGTTGTGAAATTTCCCACTTTTCAAGGCCTTTGTGGTGCACCGCTTGTGCAGCTCGGAAAATTTCCTACAATAGTGGGATTTCACTCAGCTGGCAGTTTGGTAGATCCTAATAAAGGTGGTATGTGTCCAATCACGTACGGCGAAGTGATGCTCGCCAAGACCAGGCTTCAACAACGATTGTTGGCATATGCCGCTCAAGCACCGTTGAAACAGAGTGAGTATGGTGTGGATTATGGATATTCAACGAACATTCATCCAAAGAACCCCCTTGCATTTTTATCACCCAAAGATGCTGATGAAGGGTTCTCAATGTCAATTGTTGCCCAGACGTCATTGCCGTCCAACAGATTTTCATCCGATGTTGTTAAAACGCCATATTCGGATCTTGTCGCTGAAGTTATGAGTCTACCATGCAAAGTCACTAGACCACCAACACATCAATCTTACTTGCATTACCAGCGTGACGTGCGTGAGATGGCGTTGAGTAATAGGCCTACACCGCGGCCCGCCATACTAGATGTGGCAAGAGAGGATATGGAGCGCACTTTTGATAGGTTTCACGATCTACATCCTCATATTGATGATATGGT